GTTCCATTTCCAGAAGTCGGTTTACGAATATCCTTAAGTAAGATCCAACCCTTTTTTCCTTTAATATCAACATTAGCCCACCGTTGCACAGTTCTACCTGTACCAACTTCAGCATGTTTATTTGATATAAACTTTATTTTCGTACCAGCAGAATAAACAGTCTTTCCGGTGGGCTGATATGAGGTTCGATTAACTTTCTTATATAATGGCGTACTACTACCCTTTTCAATCTCAAAATCAATTTCTTTCCAGCGCGGATTATTGGTCACATATTTAACAAAGGAAAGAGTCCCATCTGTCGCTTTGCTATTTAAATGCGCCATGACTATCTCCTATTAAAACAATACAATCCAACAACCTCCCCTATTTATGCCGCGGCAGGACCCGAAAAAGCCCGCCATCCGAAGATAGCGGGCCATGAATCATTTCAGATTCGTGCTATGCGTTGCGAGCGTTACCGAAGTTAGCTCCAAGCAGATTAACGAAATCCAGAATCTTCTGAATAACTGCGTTGTCACTCTCGTTCGGAGTCATGGTAGCAACGATCGCAGCAATACCAACAACACCCGTAAGGATCTCGAAGATATTACCGAGGTTAGCAGATAGCCAATCCATGATATTCTCCTTTTGCAAAAGGGGGAGGAAACTCTCCCGTTCGGTATTTATAGCACCTTGATCCCAGAGAAATCTCTACCGCTCTCTCGACTACCGAACTCGGTTTTATCAAAGGCAGGGCCGTCGTCAATGTCCTCCTGAGCTTTCTGCTCACAATCATACAGCCTCATTTTGCTCCGATCAACACCTACCACGAACTTCGCATTCTCGGTAGGATCGTTGTAGCGGTTTTTCAACTGCTTGATCATCAACTGGTTCAACTGCTGAAGCTCGTCGTTGGTGATGATCCCAAGGAACAGGTCCGCAGTAGCCGGAAGCCCGAAGCTCTCGGACACATTCTCCATCGCAATATCACTCGATCCATATCCTTCTCGATTGACTTGGGTTGCCGAGATGAGGACAACTTCGCGCTCCACAGCCAATCCGCGAAGCTCCTCTGCGATACTCTTGATGTAAGTGTATGAGTTTACGTTTGCTCCGAACTTGAAGCGGGATGACATACAAATGTTGAGGTAATCAACGAAGATGATCTCGGGCTGCCAATCCTTCTTCAACTTCAACTCGTTAAGTAGATGACGGAAATGAGCTGATCCAGCTTGCGAAGTGGGATACTCTTTCACGATCAGCTTGCCGTCTGTCTTCTTTCGCAGCTTCCCGATCTTGTCATCATACTTCTCGCGGCTGAGATGCTGAATGTCCTTGATCGGAACATTCAATAGATTCGCATCAATGCGCTCGGAGATGCGCTCTTCTGCCATTTCCATTGTGATGTAGAGAACGTCCTTCCCTTGAGCAAGATACGCTGCTGCCATATGGCACATCACCAACGTCTTTCCGGTTCCGGGCCCACCCATCAAAACATTGAATGTCTTCGGAACCAGCCCTCCATTGGTGATCTTGTTGAAGTATTCCAGATCAAATGGAATGTGCGTCTCTGTGTTGTGATAGAACTCAAATCGCTGCTCTGCGTCTTCAAGATAATCGTGCCCTACATTGGTATCAAACGAAACACCAAGAGCTTTAGATAGAATGTCAGGAATGGCTTCCTTCGTTACTTGCCCTTGCCCATCGAGAATAGCAATGCTCTCACGCACAGCGTTGAACACCGCGCGATCCTTACAGAACTTCTCTGTAGTGTCAACTAACCAGTCGTCGTCGGGGGCTGAGACATCTGCTGCTACTTGTGATAGTGTGCCTTGAATGTCCTTGAACTCACCTTCGGTGATCCCGCGCTTCTCGCTCAAATCAATCGCAAGCGACTCGGGAGTTGGTGACGCATTGTATTTCTCATAGAACTCAACAATCTGTTCTATGATGGTACGCTCCGCTTTGACACTAAAATATTCAGGATCAATAAACGGAACAACCTTTCGCGCAAAGTCCTCATTACGGACCAGATTGCGAATGATTGTGTATTCAACTCTGTCCACTAAAATGTCACCTTTCGCTTGATGGTAAGATTTCCATCCTCATCTTGTGTTTCGGTCACTTCAGAGTTATCAATCGACTGTTGGACAATATCCATTAGAATATCGCCGATCAACTTTTCAAACTCCCATTGTACCTCATCCTCGAAGGTTCGCTCGCGCAACTCATCGGGGACGACAAGTATATCATAGACAAACTTGGCTGTCAAATGATCTTCTTTCTCTTCGTTGATCTGTAGCTTGACCTTGCCATACTTATAGATGACACCAGCAAACGGCTCTTGTTTCAGACGAATACACCAAGCATCTTCGGTGCCATCAAGATCGGGAACCAAATCATATTTGTCATTCGCTTTGGTCATCTGTCGCCTCCTCGTTCGGTACAGTGTTTACTGCGGTGCCATAACAGAACTTCTCTCGACACACAGCATCAATCGCATCAAGAACATCCTTTGTGAAGAACCTCTCCGGCTCTTTCATGATCGCCTTACCAAAGAACGAACCCTCGGGTGTTTCATACTTCGTCGAGAGCTTCTTCCATACACCAGCCTCAACCGCAAGATCCGCAAGCCCGTAATAACGAGACAATCCACTATCGTAGCGGAGCAGCACATCAACCATCATATTCTCTTTGGTCAATCGGCTCTTCTTGTTCAGACAATGGATGATATTACCTACAACCTCGCTTCCATCCTTCTCCTTCTTCTTGGAGAGGAACACGATGTAGTCCGAAGCATATTTCAGGCCAGCACCACCGCTCATCTCCTTCGTGGAGAACATGCCCATCGTCTCGTAGGTGTGATTGGTGACAATCATCGGAACACCCGCGCGGCCCAGCTTCAAGGTAAGCACACGGAACGCAGCACGGATCAACCCAGCGCGCGTCATGTCCTTCGTCTCTTTACCTTCAGCGGTGTCCTCGATCTCCTTCGTTGTCGAGAGCATCCCAAGACTATCCAAGCAGAACATCATGGGTTGACGATCCTTCTCTGGCACTTCAAGATACTTGTCAAGAATCGTGATAGCCTGATGTCGGAACTGCTGAACTGTTGTTACGGGAACAGAGATTACTCGCTCATGATCAATGTCTCGTTCAGCCAACATCTGCTTTGTGATAGCATCTTCCGACTCAAAGTAGAAGACACCACCAGTTGGATTATCCTTGAGGAACTGCTTGACAATCCCCAAAGTAAAGAATGTCTTACCAGTAGAACTCTCACCAGCCAGCGCGACGATCTTGTTGTTTGGGATACCACCATAGACGCTACCACTTAGTAGCGCATTCAAAAGATACGAACCTGTATCCACCCACTTCTCAACATCACCAAACTCGTTGATGTCGGGATTGATCTTTGATACTACCCGTGTAATGTCTTTGAAGAAATCACTCATAATATACCTCTACTTCAAAAGTTTGTTTAGTTTATCGCTAAACGCTTCTCTCGCTAACCACAGAACCAATACCGTAACAAGCGGAGACTGCCATGCCATAAAAAACAGCATAGCAGAAAGGATTAGTATAGCAACGACGTGCTGCCATGTCAAGTTAGGAAGCGTCACCGCTCCCCCAGTTCCCTAAAGTAATCAACCAACTCTCTATATCCACCGATTACTTTATTACCAGCATACACCTTCGGAACAGTAAGCGGTTGATCCATGCCCTCAAAGATACTGATGAACTCGTCCCGGCTAAGATCATCGGGAACATTCAGCACATCAACGGGAACATCATACGTCTTGAACAACGCCTTTGCTTTCACACAGTATGGGCAGTTGTCCTTACTTATCATCATATAATAGCTCATGAAAAGAAATCCTCTAGTGTAGATGTTCGCTCAGTCTTCCAACCGATCGTGTCCAGAATGATCTTCAACGGATCAACAAATGCCTTATCAAACTGCGTATCGTAGTCAATAATATCATTGAGATTGAACTCAACCGGAATGCGTTCGTCTGGGAAAGAAATGACAGGAGCCATGGCTTCGTTCGGCTCGCGGAGGAACACAAACTTGAGCTTGTCGCCATCGCGGATCTCTTCATACTTCCTCGCAACACCGCGTTCCTCGCGCATGTGATTATATATCAAGGCTCCTTTGACATGAATCGGAGTGCTCTTCTTCCAAATGGTATCTGCGGAACGATACTTACGCATACCATTGACGCCACGAGGAAACGCAATGTCATCCAAAGGCAACGTCTTGAACTCCTTGCGAAAGGACTCAATGAAATCAATCACCGACTCTTCCGTATCGGTTAGGATCAATCGCATCACTTTCTTGAGATTGTCGCGACAAGCAGCCGGAGTTGAAGACTTGACTGCCTCCAGACCCATGATCTTCAGCTTTGGCTCGTCGTAACGAACACCCTCGCTATCATGGACGTTGAGCATGTATCGCTTCTTGGCGACCCACACACCGCGATCCGCAATGACCTCTCGTTCCATATCCATCTTCTGCTCATAGGCATTCATCGTATCCGACAACTCCTGATACGATTTATTGATGAACGGTTGAATCTTCTTCTGACACAAATCATCAAGGAAGTCAATCACCTTGCTCGTTTCAGGGAGAGTGTCGCCATAGAACTTATCCACTACGGGCTTGAGATTAAGATAAACCGAATCCGTGTCCCCTGCGATGATGAACTGATTACCCTCTGTGCCACATGCTTTGTTGAGAAGCTCATCAAGCCTTGTGGCGATCCAACGAATCGAAAGCTGACCAGACATCGTGATCGCTTCCGCTTGTCGCAGATCATAATGGCGGAAGTATTGATTACCAGTTAACCAAGAGCGCCGTAAGCAGAGTTGAGCAAAATCTTTCTTGACAATTGAAAGTTCTTGAACTTTGCAACATCATTGCTCACTTGCCTACGTCGCTCTTGGAGAGCCTCCATAGAAAGTTGTGTTAAATCCTCACTCATATAATATGACTCAGTTTTCTTTCGAAAACTTGTTCTCCTTCGTTTTGCAATTCTTTGTCTGTTATGCGGACTACTGAATACCCTTCGGCATTTGCATCCTGTTCAAATTTTCTATCTAATGTAACTTGTTCTGGTTGCGTGTGCCAATATTCTCCATCCATTTCGATTAAAATTTTACCAACTTTAAAATCATAATGATGTGTTCCGGGGTGAATTTGAAATTCTTGATCATATTCATATCCATTATCCTCCAACCACACCCTACACGATTTTTCAATCCAGCTTTCTCGGTTTGTGTTCGCTGGGTATCCAGTAACACCAGAGAGTGCATTTTGTCTATGCACTTCTCGTAACCACGGTTTCTTCTTATGTACCAAAAGAGAGGCCTCGCTCCTCGATCGCCTTTTGATATTATGCTTTCTCATAAAAGATAATACTGTAGCCGGAGTGCAGTTGTATAGATAAGCGATCTCGTATAAATCATATTCGTCATCCCAATATAAGCTCTCAATTTTGACGGGATCATCTTGTATTTTTCGTCTTTTGTCAGATGAAGCAATATGATTCTTGGTGGTTCCTTGTTTAGATAGCAATTCTCCGGCGGAAATTCTTTCTGTTTTTCGCAAATACCGATACAGTCGATTATATGAGATAGACAAATCCTTTGCGATAGTAGCTAAAGATTTCCCTTCATTTAAACTGTCGCGTATTTCTTCAATATTATTTTCAATATGCTTGCATTGCTTTTTATAATCAGGCGAGTGTTGATTCGACATAAAGTCCTCCTAAACTTATTTAGTTTATTTAGACTTTTCGTCTCCTCTTCGACGAATCTCTGTATCAATGGCTTCCAATTCTTTTTGTGCCTCGATCATTTGCTTTTTATAGTTTCGTCTTTCCGCATAGAGATTTTCCATCATTTCTGGCAAGAATCCACGAGTGTCTTTACGGAATGTTTGGCCATTAGCTGCTACTGCAACATTTTCATTTTCAAAAGATTGCTTTCCGTCAATAACATCTTGAATATTAATATCCAATTTTAAATCAGTGATGGTTTCTGGGGAGATATTATACTGCTGAATAAGCATTGGATACAGAGATGCCAAGTCGAAGCTGACAACCCATTCGTGCATACCGACAACCGGATCAGCAACATACGCGCCCGCATACTTCTCGTCCTTCTTGGACTCCTTCTTCTGCGGAACCACGATATGGCGTTCATACAGATAGTTGTGGATCATCACATCCCACATACGAACCTGTGAGAACACATCGTTGAGATTGACTTTCGCAGAGTAAGCCAGCGCATAGGCTTGCTCGATGAACTTCATCTTATCCTCAAGACGTTCGATCAACTCAACGTCCTGAATATTATAGTCGATGAACTTCTGGAAGTCATTATCATACAAATCGTGTAGAGTGCCATACTCGGAGTAGTCAACCTTCTCCTGACCCAACTCGACATATGCGATATGGTTGAGCTTATAGCTCGACTGCTGCGTGAAGGTAAACTTCTTATACAGCTCCATATAGTCGAGAATGGCAATCCCAACAAGTGTAATAGCCACTTGCTCGCGACCATGAATGATCGCATTGCGTGTCGTAAAGTGCCCCCACGGAGACAGCTTGCGCGCAGTCTCTTCATCAAAGACATTCGTAATACGATTGACCAGATACGGAATATCAAAGAACTGAACATTCCATCCGGTGATAACATCTACATCCAACGCGCGCCACGTCGCGATGAACTGCTGGATCAGATCCTCTTCATCTTCCGCAAGGTAATATTCAACATTGCCTTGTCGAATGTCATAGTCCTTTAGACCGAAGACATAGAACTGCCCATTACACTTGAGAGAGATGGCAGTAATAGGCTGCCATGCTCCGCTCGGTTCAGCAAAGCCGTTTCGCGTTTCAACCTCAATATCCAGATAACCAACCCGAATCAAATCGGGATTGTAGTCGATCGTCCCCGGAAACGCCCGATTGATGAAATCATACTGCGGAGGAATGTTGCCATACACATTGAAGTTAGACATTCCCTTATAGCGGTCGATGAAATCACGAGACGCTTTGATGCTCTCTTGGGGTCGCGGAAGCACGAAAGTCCCATCCAACGCCTGCCAGCCGGTAGGTTCGTTAGACGGGACATATAGGGTGGGCTTGAAGTTGGCGCGCTGCTGAAATCGTCGCCCATCTTCGTATCCGCGATATAGGAGCTTTCCTTTGAAGTTTTCTACACTCGTGTAGAGTCGCTCAATCGGCATTTGTCACTTTCTTGTTGTAGAACTCAACTGTCTCATCGGAGGGATCATAGATGAACAGAACATGATCCGTTCTAATGTTCAGCGTATTGCCTTTGGCATACAACAACATATTACCAACGCGAACGCGCTCGTTCCCATCCTCATCCATATAATAGGACAAACTCATAGGATTTTCAAGTGTATAATGATCTTCACGGTGATTTCTTGTCACATTGGCAATAATAGGCACACCTCCACCGATCGGGTGGATCATCTTAATCTCTGCCATTTCATTCTCCTCTATGATATACTACAATGGGAAGCTGGAGCTTCGTAATACTATCTACCTTACCTGTTGGTGGTAGGTTATTGGCAATCTGGAACTCAACAACTGCCTGTGCTGTCTCGTTTCCAAACACGCCATCAACGCGAATCATTCGCTTTCCATTATCACCTAACCAATGATTTAGTTGTCTCTGGAGCTGAACAATCGCAACTCCAGCATCAAATACTTCAAGTGCTGATGTAATATCGGAGCGATTCCCACCAAGCACACCATTGGCATCAAGTTTCAAGTAGTGCTTGTAGTCAAAGACTGGGCACGCTTTATTTGATACTTCACAATGCCCGTGGAATGTGACATTACCATTATGTGCGTGGTTGATCTCATAACACAAGTGGATCAGCGAATCAATCTGAACGAGCCGAAAATCATTCTGTCTCAATCCAGCTAGGCAGATAGCAACCGATCCTGTGTTGTGCCCTTTCTGTGCTGCTGGAACCTTTTCAAGATCCCGACCATGCCAGACCTTACCTTCAAAGTCAATGAAGTAATGGTATCCGATCTCATCGAATCCACGCTTTCTGTGCCACATATCAATGACATCAATCCGTGCATGTTCCGGCAACCCGGAGGCAGAGCAATGAAGGAATACTTTATCGACGATTCTAGTTTCTGGCTTACGATAAAGCGGGGTAGTTGAAGGCGGCCGCCCATCACTAATCATCAGTTTACTCCTGTAGATCCAAATCCATCAACGCGCGTCGTCTTTCGCGCAGGCGCTTCCGTGATCTCTTCGGGCATAGGCACAAGATTCTCTACCAGTTCTGCCTGACAGATTCGGTCCCCATGATTGATGGTGAACTGGAGTTGCCCAAGATTGATGATGGGTACGCGCACTTCCTCAACATAATCAGAATCAATCACACCCTCTGCGTTGATAAGTGTAATGCCGTGCTTGATCGCCAGACCTGATCGGGGATGAAGTCGAATGCTATATCCATCGGGAATATCAAAAATCAATCCCGTCCGCACGAGAAGTCTCTGATCGCGATCAACGTAGATAGTACCATTGGGGCAATATGCTCTAACATCTACACAAGCTGATCCGGGGGTTGCGAGCGTGGGGTGCTCAACATCATCAAACATTCTAAAATACTTCACTATTACTCCTCAAGGTTATTCATTGCGCTCCTCACCTCAACGGCCATCAGACTCATTGCCCATTTACCGTTGCGAGTATTCGGAACTTCCATCTCTTCAATCGACTCAAATGCGAACTTCCGCCCGCGAACGCGAGAGAAGAACTCACCCTTCGCATCACCAAACACAGGCTTACCGACAACGTGCTTCTGGTTGTAGTCGGGGAAGGCATTGCTGCGCTTCGACGTTCCGTAGAGGTATCCCTTTTGACCGAACGGAACGCTCAAAATACTATCTTGATCGTATAGACGCCCGAGCTTGATAAGGTCACGCTCAAGCTCTCCTCCATCATCACCATCGACCTTGTGGTTGGCTACAAAGAACGACTCTTCACCAACTTCTCGTTCATCGGCGCTGCCATAGTTCTCCATGTAGCTACCCTTCACTTTGATGACCGAGTAACCTTTGTCGAGAAGATAGGCTAGAACTTTCTTGTTATTGGCCTTGTTCTCAGCCTTGGATCTACCACCACGTTCAGCCGTTACTGCGCCAACAGCGTGTTTTTGCGTCTTCTTGTAAATACGAGAGAGGCTTGCTTCATTTAGCTGTCTCATTTCTATCATTCCCTATCGTGTATTTTGATACAAGCTGCCACTGACTCTTTTCTCTAAATGGGACAATCTTGATGCTTCGCATTGACAACTTTTCTTCAATGCTATTTACTAGATCGACCAGCCCCCACTCATCGAGCAAGTCTGCGATTGTGTTTCTCCGTTGAGCATCTTCATCGGTAAAGTTGGTCTTGCTTCCTTTACCATCAAGGATGAACAACTCCTTGAAGTGGAGTATAGCATATCTTCCACGCTTATGTAAGATGTGGCAGGACTGACTCAGCGTCATGTTCTGCTTGGATGCTATACCGATTCTCGTAAGTGTCTCTTTGACCTTCAGGAAGTTTTCATCATTTGGTAATGTAACTTCAACACCTAATCCGCTAAAAATATCATCATCTGCCATGTGTCACTCCTTCCTCGGAGTGACTATTTATGATTTCAGCGTTTCTTACCCCTACCGCCCGTATTGAGCTTCTGCCGAAGAGCTTCCATCTGATCCGGGGTCAGCATATCCAGCACCTCCATTGCGCGCTGCGAAGAATAGCCGTACACCTGTTGAATCACCTTGACATCTTCGTCAATCGTGGGCTTGTGCCAACGGCTAAATCGGCTCTTCTGACGAACGGCCGTTCGCAAATAATCGAACTGGAGCTTGGGATCAATCCAATGTCTCCGGTTCATCTCGTTCGCGTAGAGGACCGTATCTGCAAAGTAACTCAGAGTCCGATTGATCGGAAATGCCGGATATTCCTTCTCTGCGAACTCGTCCTCGTCCATCAACGGCTGCTTGCTCTTGTTGATAGCCGTGAGGAAATCACCCAACTTCATCAATGCGCCTCCACATACCATGTAGGAACTCTTGGGCACTCATATGGTCATGGATGATCGGAATGCCCTTCTCTTGGGCAAACTCGAACTCAATGCGAGTCCCCGTTCCCTTCTCCCAGCCTGGTGCTAAGAATAGCATATCCGAGCGAGAAATCAAGACAAGATCCTTGCCAATACAGTCCTCATACTTCATCAGCCCACGATCACACGCCCACAGATCCATCTCCAGCGGGCATATAACTGCCCACCCTAGATTGGTAAATACCGCAGAGTGATACCGAAGAATATCTCGGTTCCGTTTCTGCTCGTCCAATGGAAGTTTGCCACCGTCGCTAAAGCGACCAGCCACATAGATCAAGGGCATCTCTTTGATACGCTCGTCGTAGAATGATTTGTTGTAAATATCACTCACGAGAAGAAATCCTCCAAGGTTGTTCGTTCGCGCTCTTGCTTCCTCCACTGACCTGAAAGAGAATCGTCATTATTATTGCGCGAGCCAGGTGACTCTAGTTTATTTGCAATAGGAACTTTTCCATAATGGGTAATAACACCGTACAGCATCAACTGTTCCATAGCAAGAAGTGCCGCTTTCCTTCGAATAGCATCTTGGTCACGAATCCGAAAGAGAGCAACCCACGGAACATCCCCAACGCATAGTTCCGATAGAAACTCACCATCCTTACGGAGATACTTTTCTATTCGATTGAACGGTGCGGATCTCTTGGTTGGTGGATTTTCTTTGCCTCTCTTGTAGTCAACCTGAACATCATCGTCTAGTCCGGTTGCACCAACCTTGTAGATAATATTCTCAGCAGAGAGTAATGTGTTGAATGTAGGCATTGTAGTACCATATCCAAGAATATATACGGATGGATCACTATACAATCGAAGTGAGGTGATGTCTCTCATATTTCTGGCATAAAATATCATAAACTCATCAAAGTTCGGACTCAATATAGATAGAAAACTATCTTGCATTGTTAGTTTAGCATTTTCGGAAATCATACTAAAGAATCCTTTCGAATAGGTGGTCATATACCAGCAGGGCGTAGTCATGCTGGAGCCCGAGCGCGCGGCCAGCTTTCTCGTTTCGAGTCTTCGTCTTCTGGGTGTGGATTTCTGCCATCAACTCGCCGAGGGCAAATACCGCTTGTTGCGTATCACATCCGGCCACCCTCTCGGTGATGTAGTGCCGCATCTTCGCATCAAGCTCTTCCCATTCTTTCTTACTGGTCAGTTCATTCAACTGACCACGAACTGGCCACTTCACATACTTTAAAGCAGACACAACACCCCCTACTTGAACTTGGCATCCACCATGAGTTCGGTCAAACAAGCTACAAGGTTCAACTCGCCATCAGCACAGAAGGCGTGCTTGTAACTATAGTCCGCGAGCGTAACTACAGTCTGCGGAATACTTTCCGGTTCGATATACTCATACAATGAATCGTAAATCTTACGGAAGATTCTCGTCGGGTCGTTGTCGATGTTTTCAACGACCCACTTTCGCATGGCCTTGAAGTCTTTATCTTTCAAAGACTCCATCAGCCCCTTGATAGAAACATCAGCAACTTGTACCAGAATGCCAGTATCAATCTTCCCACTGACCGAATATCGTTGAAGCTCATTAATCACCCGCCTAAAATCAGGGAAGTGTTTCTTGATAAGCTCCGCGATAACTCTTCGGTCAAACTCAACTCCCTCGGTGGAGAGCACTTGCTCCATGCGTGCCATGAACTGGCTCGCGATTTGGGGCTTGTCTGAGTTTGTAATGCGAAAGTCAATCACACTACATCGGGAATGGATCGGGTCGATGATTCTATTCTTGTAGTTACAAGTAAAGATGAATCCACAGTTACCCGAGAACTCCTCAATGAATCCGCGAAGAGCAGGTTGCGTCGAGGAAGGATTTAGATAGTCTGCCTCGTCGAGGATGACCATCTTTCTCCCGCCACCAAAACTGACCGTAGACGCAAACTGCTTGATCTTCGTTCGCAGAACGTCGATCCCGCTTTCCTCTGACCCATTGATGATGATGTAGTCTGCGCCCGACTGCTCACACAAAGCTCTCGCTACAGTCGTCTTGCCAGTTCCAGCAGAACCAGCCAACAACAGATTAGGAAGATCCCCAGCCTTGAGGAACTCATTGAAAGTGGCTTTGATGCTTTCTGGTAGGATACATTCATCAATCGTTTTGGGTCTATAACGTTCAACCCAAAGAAACTCTTCATTACTCAAACTCATTGTTTGTAGTTGATCCTATGTATTTAGTTGAACTTCGAGTCTGCCTGTTCGACCGCGATGAAGTATCGCGCGGTGTTCCCAACAAACTCCGAGATGCCTTGCTGCGAAATGCTCACAACATAATCATCCTGAATGATCTTCAAGTTATCAAGTCGGAAGACCATCGAGAACGAGTGCCCCGGAGAAGTGACAACCTCGTCGCCCTGAAGCGCAACCGCAATCTGGTTTGATGTGCTGCTCTTCACGTCCGTTGCGCGAAGCTCAACATCCCCTTGCTCGTCACCGGCGATAACGATATTGGGAAGCCCGAGAACATTCGCTGCCTTGAGGGCTTTCTGAAGATTCTCCTTCTTGATGATAACTTTGATGTCCGCATCAATATTGAGTTCGCGATCAGGAACGGTAACGATCGTGTTCGGGTCAGCATAGACATACTTGACCTTGCTATTACCATCGGTAATGGTCGCATGATCGCTGGCAAACTCAACGTCGGGATCATTGAACAACGAGAGTGTGCCAAGGAACTGGCTCAAATCATAAACGCAGAAATCATCAAACGTCTCCGATACCACAGCACTTGCGAGTACCGTCTTGCTCGGGGAGATCGTCTTGAGAATATTCCCCGCCTTGACCTGAAGCCCGTTGTTGATTGCCGCGAAGTTCTGGAGAACTCCAATAGTTTCACTCGAAATCTTCATCTTATATTTTCCTCACTTGGCGACTCGTGCGAGTCTTGAATAGTATAAAGTATAGCTACTAAAACACAAATGTCAACTGCGGATCGACATCTTTTTCACCATCGTCATCCTCAAAGAACATCAATAGGATGATGTAGTGGAGTGCCTTCAGAATGTCCTTTCTGTTCTTGCCACTCTTCTTACCATACCGTGCGAGATACTTGATCGCGTTGGCTTGGCAAAATGGAACGGCAATGCCGATTGAATGAAACAACTCTTGAATCTGAAGCGCATCCTTCCCACCCTTGCCACCAACATAGTGTTGACCATAGGTGGATTCGATATACTCGCGAAGCTCTTGCATCAACTCATCTTCGCGAAACTTGAAATCACTCATCTGGGAAATATTCCTCCATTGTCACAAACTGCATGGGGATCTGTAGATCCTCGCAGGCCTTTTCATTATGAATCCAAACTTTTTGCTGATGTGTCACGAACAGGTGCGGCCGAAGCTGCTCAAGCTCGTAACCAATACTCAAGTCCTCGGGATCAATCTCCGTGAATGGAGGGTATCTAAAGTCTGCTCCGTGACTGCTAACAACAACCGAATCCACACAATCGAGTGCTTCAAGTTGTTCGATTCGTTTACCGACTCGATTGCCTCTATTCGTCAGACCCATATCAACTCTACGATCGTTGTATAGGATGACCACAAGATCATCACCAAGTCCGGCGATGTGATTCAGAAACTTGACATCAAGATCAGTGAGCCAATCAAACTTTCCGGCCGTCGCGATCGTCTTATGCAGAATCATTCGACTTCTTTGCCTTACGCTCCTCTCGTCGCTTCTTTGCGGCTTCTCGTCTGCGCGCTGCTCGTGACGCAAGGCCTTCGGCTCGTTCAGGAGATACAGCCGGAGGCGGAGCCAAAGGGCTCACCTTGTTTGGCAAGGGTTGCCCAAGCATTCCGCCATGTGTCGCATTCGGGACCGCGCTGATCGCCGGGAGGTTTCCGTTGAATCCATAAGCGCCTTGATGCGACATTACCATCCACGGGCACATCCAAATCTTCAAGCCGATCTTCCGCGACCATTGACAGAACATATAGTCTTCGGAGAGATAGCGGTTGTGCTCATCCTCGATAACGGTATCGAAGTAACACATGATCTTTCTCTGCCCGTCAAAGTGTGCTGACCGATTATGATCCGGTGTATAAAGCAACTCTGGATATGCTTCATTCCACTTCTCAAACACATGGCGCTGGATCATCATGAAGCCAGTTCCACCCTCAAGCACTTCAACAGGAGTGCCAAGGTCGATAGCACCTCCGCCATCTACAGGGTTGAACACAAAGTCGCCGACGATATTCTCAAGCCATTGCGCTCCGTGTTGATCGGTCAATCCAGACTTGACGGCAGCAACGACTCGCTCCCATGCGATACACTTCTTCGGATACGGACCACAAACGATGTCATATTCTGTTCCGGGTTCGGCAATCGCCGCAAGAGCCAAAACATCGTTCGCCGAAAATCCAATGTCCGAATCAAGAAACATCAGGTGCGTGCAGTCCGAGCGAAGAAACTCATCAACGAGATAGTTACGCGCACGAGTGATCAAGCTCTCGTTGAATAGGTAAAAGAACCGAACGTCCATGCCATACTTGGCAGCTTGGGTAGCAAGGTCCGTCGAAGACTTCGCATACATCCCGTGACATTGCCCGCCATACATGGGAGTTGCCACGAAAATCTTTCGAGTCCGTAGCTCTTCAATCGAGATTTCTTTCTTCATTCAATCCTCCATAATATAAAAAAGGGCTCCTAGTATATAGCATACTAGAAGCCAAAGTCACATGCCATTTACGATGGCATCATAATCTTTAGATACACACTCTCCATCAAAATCTCACGCACTTGAAAGCGAATGATGTCGATGCCGTCGGGGGCTGAGCCGTAGTCGCTTGATAGTTCAGGTATCTTCTCCGCAATATCCTTTGCCGCTTCAATGAGAAGTTGCTCCAGATTGTCACTCAAATCCTCTATATGGTCAGGATCACCATCAGTCACCGAACAGGCGATTGAGTTATTGGCAGCCATATATTCCTCCTATGAATGAAGAGTTATTTAGACATAGGGGTCGGGCCCCATCGCCGAGAAGGTGCCTCTCGCCCTTCTTTGTCTTTACTGGGCGTGATGAATGATCGTGTTTCAGAGTTCCAGATCCAACACCCAGCAGTCTCTTGTTCAAGCGGGATTCCCGATCCACCGGGTGACAAAAAGGCGCTATGTGGCTCAACGGTCGGGTCGGGGCTCCAGCGATACCAGTTCAGCTTATAGACATTACTCGTCCCCGTCGCCTTCACGGAAACGAACCAAAACTTTGTCATGTCATCGAGATCATAGAATATCTTGGCATGATCATCGCACATGATACTTTCCCAATCCGCCGGATAATCAGCGAACATGACAACATGAACTCTTCGCTTATTGTCTATCAACCGAACGCCAAGTTCACGGGAGTCTAGCCGGGACTGGATTCCCGCATCGCGGAGAAGCTCATGCGATTTAATGCGACAAGCACCAAGTAGACTTAGTCTACTTGGTGCAGCGCCAAGTAGACTAAATCCTTTCGCCCCCGCCCGATCAATAAAATCTTTCGACAGCCGGCGCCACGTGAGCGTATGATCTTTGGTGAAGCATGATAGTGTCATTACTCTACATCCTCGAACATCTCAACGATACTCTCAATCTCCAACCATTCGGACACAAATTCATTCACACGATCTTGACTCGCATCAGCGAGCCGCTCCAGATGAAACTCCAAATCGTCCATACCAGTCTCCGTGGGCATCAAAAGAAGCGACCCTGCCGAGGCCAGGAACCCAAAACTGACCCCGGCAGGGGAGCCGCAAGGCGGCTCGTTTAGAAGGGAATCTCGCGCTCCTCGACGACCTCGAGGTCCGCGTCGGCCGAAGCCTCCAGCGGCTCATCGCCCGTGACCTTGTCATACAAATCAAGGAATGCGGACTTGGTCTCGTCGTCGAAGCGGTTCAACGCAAGCTCCACCGCCTTACGCTTGTCACCGAAGATGGCGAACGCCTGGGCGATCTTCTCAAGGCGTCGAGTGGCGATCAGTTCATCGACCGCACCTTCGGCGAAGGACACGCGAGTGATGCCAGCCCAAGTCACAAGCTGCTTTGCCCACTCCTTATCGTCCACACCGAGCTTGCGAAGCGTTCCGGCGATGATCTTGGTTTCGACCGGAGCAGCAGGGTAATCCCATTCAAAGACGATCGCGAATCGCTCAAGGAACGCATCGTTCAGGACGTTGGTTCCAACGTAGCGACCATCATCGGACCCCTTGCCCTTGGTGTTCGCCGTTGCGACGATCGTGAAGCCATCAGCAGGAGTGATGATTTCGTTGATCTTCTTCAGCAGAACGGGCTTGCCTTCAAGAACAGGCTGGAGGCACATGATGCGATTAGACGCGAGGTCAATCTCATCGAGGAGCAGAATCGCTCCGCGCCGCATCGCTTCGACCACGGGACCATCGAACCATCGCGTCTCGCCATCGACGAGGCGGAAGCCGCCGAGGAGGTCATCCTCGTCCGTCTCGACGGTCACGTTGACGCGAAACAGTTCGCGACCCGAGCGAGCAGCAGCCTGCTCGACGGCGAAGGTCTTGCCGTTGCCGGACATTCCGGTGATAAAGGCGGGATAGAAGAAGCCAGAATCGAAGACCTGCTTCAGATCGGAAAAGTGCCCGAACGGAACGAAATTGTCCGACTTCGAAGGGACCGCGGAGTAGGACACCGAGGATACCTTCATGATCGGAGCAACAACAGGCTCGACCGCAGCCGGAGCAGCAGCCGGAGCCGGAGCAGGCTTCGGAGCAGCAGCCCGCTTCGGAGCAGGAGCAGCAGCCGCAACAGCGCCGCCGATCGCGGGCAACTCGAACTTGCCGCGACCAGCGCGATGCTCGACCGCGTTGATCAGCCACCAAGGGCGAGTGGAGTCGCCGATAATGGAGTCAATCTCAGCATAACCGACGATGGAACCAGCAGGGAATCCCGCAGCCTCAGCCGCGCGCAGGAACTCATCCTGCTTCGGCTTTCCAGAGTAGGGCTTCTGTGCCATAATATATATCCTCACTTTGGGTTTTGGGTTCGTCGCAATTTCCCGCGACATAGGGAAGTTTAGCAAAATGGGTCAGGTCCGCAAGGGGTTTCCCCTCGGGAAAAGTGAACTCCCGGTCACTTTTTCAAAGCGCGCTCCGCCTTGATCGCCGCGCGCGTGGCCATCTCGACTCCTCGCGTCTTAGTCGACCCGACGCGGACGCCGGTGGTCAGAGAAGCGAATCCCTTCGCCTTGCGGGTTTTCCCGCGAGTGATTTTTCCCCCTCGGGAAAGGAACTCGGCAACGGACTCTCTGGACTCGGACATTTCAGACACCTCTTTTTTGTTACAGACGTAAGGTAGCAACCTGACGCCCAGAGTCAAGAGGTTTCCCCTCGGGGAGCCCAGAAAAAGTGATACTCGGAGTCATTTTTTGGCTACCGAAAAGCGTAACAAAATCAAGGACTTACGGCAGATGCCGAAAAGCGTAATGAAATCAAGACGTTATGGCGGCCCCCGACGCGAGCCGACCGCACGTTATAAATAGAAGTGAACGCCCGTCGCGAGCGGCAACTCCACGGGCCCTACCAGAGAGGAGGACTCTATCATGGCAGCATCATCATATGTATATTTACTAATCCACGCGCCTTCACGTCGGTTGTATATCGGCAGTCACAAGGGTGACGATCTCTGGTCCGGTTACTTCTCAAGCAGCAAGGTCGTTCAGTCTATGCCGCGAGACGAGTTCATCCCGGTCATCCTATCGGCACATAACACTCGGCAAGAAGCGCACGCCGAAGAAGCGCGGCTCCACGAGTTATATCAAGTCCATCGCGACGAACGCTTCATCAACCTTGCCGGCGCTCACCCGAAGTTCTTCATTCAGGGCCCTCGCCCCGAAGAAACGCGCCAGAAGATCGGCGAAACCCTCAAGGGTCGCGAGTTCTCCGAGGACACCAAGCGGAAGATGTCCGAAGCTCACAAGGGCAAGAAGTTGTCCGAAGAAACTCGACGGAAGATGTCCGAAGCTCACAAGGGCAAGAAGTTCTCCGAAGAACACAAGCGCAAGCTATCCGAGTTCCAGAAGGGCAAGAAGCGCGGACCACTCTCCGAAGAGACCAAGCGCAAGCTATCCGAAGCCAACAAGGGCAGGAAGATGCCGCCGCGTTCGGAGGAGTATAAGCGGAAGATGTCGGAGGCGAAGATGGGCAAGAAGCGCAAGCCGTTCACCGAAGAGACCAAACGAAAGATGTCCGAAGCCGCGAAGCGACGAGAAGCCGCGAAGCGGCGAGCGGCAGCCGGTGCGACCTCAACGCATCCCGACTAAAGCGCGGGATGTCGCCGAGAAGGGCCCTCCGGCATACCCGCTTTGGTTTAGTCGTCGTCCTCGTAGAGCGAGAGCACTTCAGCCACGATAGGTGCCCTTTCAACGTCACCAGCTCCGAACTTGATGGATGCGATGCTGTCGCTTCCGTGTCGGGACACTCGATCAACGAAGTCTTGAAGTCCGTTGGTGGCGTAACCACGATCATACTGGCCCCCATCACCCGTGACGAAGAGACGGCAGTTCTCGCCAAGTCTCGTCGTTATCATTTTCATCTGGACCCGAGATGTGTTCTGTGCTTCGTCGAGAATAACAACAGCATCCTTGAACGTCCGCCCACGCATATAGGCGAGTGGCGCAACTTCGATGATCTTATCTTTGATCATCTGCTTGACCTGTTCGGGATGATAATACTCTTCGAAAACGTCAATGATTGGCATGAGCCATGGCATCATTTTGTCGTTAATGTCGCCGGGGAGGAAGCCATGTTGTTCCTCAACCGATACGGCGGGGCGCGTAATCACGATCTTGCGGATCGTCTTTTCTTGAAGCGCCTTGATGGCATGGAGTGTTGCCAGGAGGGTTTTGCCGGTGCCCGCAGGACCGGTCGCGAGGACGATTGTGTTGCCCTCGTTATTCAGCGCAGCGAGTAGTCGTCGCTGTCTGAAGTTCCGTGGTTTGATTTCCACTTTCTTTGATCTTCTTTGTGGCCTTTCCTTTTCTAATGGTTCTACTGATCCTACGAGTTCGAGTTGACGTTCAGCTTTTCGCATCCGTCGTCGCTCACGTTTGGTCACTATCCAACCTCCCTTAATGGTGTATTTCAAATAGCCATATGATTATTTAGGATTTTCCCCTATTCACTTGTGCCTGAATACAACAGCAGCATACACAACAATAAACGTCCAGATCGCATACAATGTAAATAGTTCCCCAGACACGATTTTAGTCCTCTATATCATCGTAATCCGATCCGCCAGGCGGCACATCGAATACAGCATACATCGAGTTCCATCCCCATGTGCCTGCGTCTGCTTCGCTCATGGATATTCGGTTCTCAAGTATTTCTCTATATCGAGCCAGAAACTCATGATGGCTGGTTGTATCCTCTTCGCCATCCTCTCTCTTTTTCTTATACGCAGCACTCAGCTTTCGCCGCTTCTCTTCTTCGGCTATAGCATCCTTGGCACGCTTCTTGATCTTTTTGATTATGGATTTCCACTCACCTTCGGTCATTGTATCCATGCGAATCACGATCTCTTTCAATACTGCCATATAAGCCCCTAATACTCAATTCGTACCACAGCAAAATTATCATCCAAGCAC